CGTTAGAGGATAAATTACACATAGACCAAGCCAAGATAAACGCGGGCGAAGCCCCCTCCAAAAACTTTACTAAAATGTTGGAAGAAGCCGCTCGATTAAGAGCGCTATTAAAGTCATTAGAATAGATGGTAGAACAAACCCACGCGGACAAACTTAAGTCTCTAAAGACTATTGACCTTTCCCATTTAGCCAAAGCCGAAGCCAAAGAGTTTACGGTTTTACTGGAAGAACTGGGTAAACGGGAACACCAGGAAAAATCCACGGGCAGCTTTCTGGATTTTGTAGAAGCCATCTGGGGAGATTTTATCAAAGGCAGCCACCATATCAAAATGGCAGAGGCGTTTGATAACATCGCCGAGGGCAAATTAAAACGCCTCATTATTAATATGCCGCCACGACATACCAAATCCGAATTTGCTTCGCATTTGTTTCCCGCCTACCTGTTAGGCAAGAACCCTAAATTAAAGATTATTGAAGCCACGCACACCGCCGACCTAGCCATTAACTTTGGGCGTAAGGTCAGGGATTTAATCGCCCGTGAGGACTACAATCGGCTGTTCCCTGATACTGCTTTAAAATCAGATAGCCGTAGCGCGGGCAAATGGCTCACCAGCCAAGGCGGTGAGTATTACGCCGCAGGGATTGGCGGCGCACTGGCAGGCAGGGGTGCGGATTTGTTTATTATTGATGACCCGCATTCGGAGCAAGACGCCATGTCCGACAAAGCCATGGACGAAGCCTATGAATGGTTTATGGCGGGTCCACGACAGAGGTTACAGCCTGGCGGAGCGATCGTCATTGTGATGACGCGCTGGTCTAAACGTGACCTCACAGGTAAGTTGATTAAGCGCATGGCGCAGGATCCCGAAGCCGATCAGTGGCAACTAATTGAATTTCCTGCGATTTTACCTTCGGGCAAGTCGCTTTGGGAAGGTTTTTGGTCGCTCGGGGAATTACAGAGTATTAAGGCTTCCGTGAGCCCGTCCAAATGGGCGTCGCAGTATATGCAGCGACCCACGGGTGAAGGCATCTCCATCGTGCCGAAAGAATGGTTTCAGATTTGGGAAGAAGAAAAGCCGCCCAAATGTGATTATATCATTCAGAGTTACGACACCGCCTTTCTAAAAAGTGAGCGAGCAGATTTTACCGCCATTACCACTTGGGGTGTCTGGTATCCTGAGGGCAAAGTTGGGGAGGAAATGTACACGGGTAATGAAGCCCATTTAATTTTAATTGACTGTATCAAGGAACGTTTTGATTTTCCAGAATTAAAACAGGAAGCGTTGCGTTTATACGATCATTGGAATCCAGATATTGTGATTATTGAAACCAAGGCTTCGGGGATTCCACTGGTGCAGGAACTACGTCGTGTGGGCATTCCTGTTAATACTTTTTCACCGTCCAAAGGGCAGGATAAAATTGCGCGTTTAAATTCGGTTAGCCCCATCTTCCAGGACGGACGCATCTGGGTGCCCGATAACCGTTTTGGAGAGGAATTAATGGAAGAAGTTTCGGACTTTCCCAACGGCGAAAATGACGATTTGGTAGACGCTACAACCCTCGCCCTAGCTCGGTTTCGGGAGGGAGGCTTCTTGGCGCTTAGTAGTGATTATGAAGATGAAGAGGACTATGCCCCGCGTCAATGGGTTTATTATTAACAGGATAAAGAGTAAAGTTTGTAGATATGGTTATTGAAAGATCCCCTCTAAATATAATTCCAGGTAGCGACGAAGATATTGAATTGGAAATTATGCAGCAACCCGTACAAAACGGGGCAGATACAGAAGTATTTATGCAGCCTGACGGTTCTGCCGTTATCGGGGGAGATCCAAATGCAGGGGCGGGAGTTGAATTTGGAGAAAACCTAGCGGAAACCTTAGACGAACGGGAACTTAATACCATTGCTTCCGAACTCACTGCACAGTATCAGGAAGATTTAGATTCTCGGGACGATTGGTTTGAAACGTTTAGCAAAGGGCTGGATTTATTAGGCATTAACATACAGGATCGCTCCGAACCCTTCGTGGGAGCGTCAGGAGTTCACCATCCCATTCTCGCAGAAGCCGTAACCCAGTTCCAGGCACAGGCGTATAAAGAATTATTGCCCCCAGGAGGACCCGTAAATACCGAAGTTTTGGGAATTACTAGCGATGATAAGGTAGAAAAGGCAAATCGGGTCAAAAATTTCATGAATTACCAAATTACCTACAAAATGGAGGAATTTGATCCTGAAATGGACCAATTATTGTTTTATTTACCGTTATCGGGGTCTGCATTTAAGAAAATTTACTACGATCCAAGTTTAGGACGCGCCACGGCACGGTTTGTTAAGGCAGAAGACCTAGTAGTGCCCTATTATGCGGTAGATTTACTGACAACACCTCGTATTACGCACGTCATTCACATGGCGGAGAACGATTTACGCAAATTACAGCTTTCTGGCTTCTATCGGGACATTGAAATAAATTCTCCTTCCACTAGCGTAGAAAATACGGAGGTGGATGATAAAATGGACGAACTTCAAGGGATTTCTCGTACGATTAGTGATGAGGAATACACGTTATTGGAAGTTCACGTTAATTTAGACCTGGAAGGCTTTGAAGATACTGATGAAAATGGGGAAGAAACAGGTTTAGGGCTACCTTACATTGTAACTATTTGTAAAGACACGAATGAGGTATTGGCAATCCGCCCTAATTACAAGCCAGATGACCCTATGCGGAAAAAAATTGAGTATTTTACTCATTATAAATTTTTACCAGGATTAGGGTTCTACGGTTTTGGGCTCATTCACATGATGGGCGGATTGACCAAATCGGTAACGGCAATTTTACGTCAATTGATAGATGCGGGTACGCTTTCCAATTTGCCTGCAGGGTTTAAGTCTCGAGGACTCAACATTCAACGTCATGATGACCCTATTCAACCAGGAGAGTGGCGAGACGTGGACGCACCAGGAGGCAGACTTACGGATGCGTTTATGCCGTTACCGTACAAAGAGCCAAGTAACGCTTTAACCAGTTTATTAGCCTCTTTAGTCGATTCGGGCAAACAATTTGCTGCTACAATAGAACAACCGACAGGAGATGGTAATACTGGAGCTCCTGTGGGTACGACCATAGCTTTAATGGAAAAAGGACAACGAGTGATGTCCGCAATTCACAAACGCCTGCATTTTGCTCAGCGCGTAGAGTTTAAAATCCTTAAACGGATATTTGGAGAATTTTTACCTTCTGAATATCCCTATCATGTACAAGGGGCACAACAAAGCGTATTTAAACAAGATTTTGATGATAGTGTTGATGTTATCCCGACCAGTGACCCGAATATCTTTAGTATGACACAAAGAATCACGTTAGCTCAAACCCAATTGCAATTAGCCCAGTCTGCACCTGAACTACATGACTTAAAAGAAGCCTATCGTAAAATGTACTTGGCTTTAAATATAAAAGACATTGATGCGATTCTTCCACCTGAGCAGGAGGCAGTACCAAAAGATCCCGTGCAGGAAAACATGGATTCTTTGAATCAAATGCCCTTACAGGCATTTCCGCAACAGAATCATGATGCACACATTGCAGCTCACGTGTCCTTTTTGCAAAATCCGAATACGGCATCTAATCCTAATGCAGTGTCCTCACTACAAGCCCATGTTCAACAACACAATGCATTAAAATACAGAATTCAGATTGAAGGTATTCTAGCACAGCAGGGAATTCAGCTTCCACCGCCTGGACAGCCAATTCCTCCAGAAGTAGAAAGTCAAATTTCCATAGCGGCAGCCGAAGCTACGCAAACGGTAACGGGACAAGAACAAGCCTTAGCTGCTGCGATGCAAACACCTGATCCACAGCGCCAAATGTTTGAAGAACAATTACAATTAGAAAAAGAACAATTAGCTCAGAAGGAAACAGAAGATGTACGTGATAAAACTGTAGAAATGCAAAAAGCTGAACTTGATGCACAGATTGAACGTGAAAAGATGGATTCTGGTGAACGGGTAGAAGATACGAAAGCGGCTATTGATTTACAGGAATTAGAAATGCGTAATAAACGTGATGCAGAAAAGAACTACACCGAGTTGGTAAAAACAGTAAGGAAAAGTAGAGAACAGGAGTAGCATATGCCGACAGTTGGTAAAAAACATTTTTCATACAGTAAAAAAGGCAGAAAAGCGGCTGCAACCTATGCCAAGAAAAAGGGAAAGAAAGTAACTCGGAAAAGGAAGGGTTAAAAGAAGAGTAAAAAGAAAAGGAGAAAATCATATGCGTGATTATTATGAAAAATTAAAAAAGTATCCTTCCCCGTCTAAACAGACGAATAGACCAGATCCTAAAGTTCCGACTCCGTCGGGTAAGGGATTTGCTCAAGCTAAGACTGTAGAAGCGGGTGAACTGATTACAAATTCAGAAGATAAGGTCGTAGGCGAAAAAGCGAAAGTTAAAGCCGCTTATGGTCAAACTAAAGGACTTCTTTGGTATAGATACATTAAATAGTGGACTATATCGTAGCTACGGAGCATTTGCTGCGTAAGTATCGAGAGAGGAAAGAATCTCTCGTACAAACACTAGCCTCAGGCAGTGTTCAGGATTTTGAACAATACCAGTGGATAGTGGGTGAAATAGCAGGTTTGAGTTTCGCCGAACAGGAAATTCAAACCTTACATTCTAATATGGAGGATGATAATGGATGATACTGTTCCAAATCGAGTAGAAAATTTTGGAAGTGAAGTGGAGGAATCTACCTTAACGCCTGAAACTTTAGACTCGCATACAGATAAGTTACCTAGACCGACAGGGTATCGAATCTTAATTTTACCTTTTGCAATGCCAGGAGTTACAAAAAGTGGAATTCACTTAGCCAGAGAAACCGTTGATCGAGAACGTATTGCAACGGTGGTGGGTTATGTGGTGTCACTTGGACCTGACGCCTACGGAGACTCGCGTAAGTTTCCTGATGGAGCTTGGTGCAAAAAGGGTGATTGGGTAATCTTTGGGCGTTACGCTGGGGCTCGTTTTAAGATAGAAGGCGGCGATATGCGTCTTTTAAATGACGATGAGATCTTAGCCGTAATTGATGATCCCGAAGATATTTTATCATAACTAATCATGGAGAGACCATGCAACAAGAGCCAGAACAACAACAAATAGAACTAGAACTTCCTGAAGGGGAGGTTGATATACACGAAGCAGATGTGGATAATTCAATTAAAGCAGAAGATGCTGAAATTATAGAAGAAAAATCTGATGAATTAGATAGAGTCAGTGAATCCGTTCAAAAACGAATAGATAAGCTAACTTATAAGATGCGAGAAGCAGAAAGACAGCGAGATGAAGCGGTTAATTATGCTCAAAGTGTACATACAGATAATTATCAATTAAAAGAAAAATTAAAAAATTCCGATTCTTCCCTTTTCAAAGAGTACGATAATAGGATACAATCAGATCTTGACAGAGCCAAAAGTAACTTAAAAGAGGCTCAGGAGTTAGGAGATGCAGAATCTATTGCAAATGCAACCGAGAATCTTTCTCGATCAGCAGCCGAAGCAGAAAATCTTAAACGGTTATCTGCCCAACAACAATTGCGACAGCAACGAGCTGTACAACAAGCTGCCCAAGTTTCTAGTCAACCTGCAGTTCCTCCCGCTCCAGACCCTAAAGCTGAAGAATGGGCTTCGAAAAATAACTGGTTTGGAGATGATCAAGCCATGACTTTTGCAGCTTTTGGGGTTCATAAAGAACTCGTAGAACAAGGAGTAGATCCAACTTCAGACGAATATTACATTCAAGTAGATAATCGTATGAAAGAATATTTTCCACAAAAGTTTTCCAATGAGCAACCTAAGCCCGTGCAACAGGTTGCTGCTTCTAGCCGTGGAGCGACGGGTAGAAAAAATGCACGCAAAGTAAAGTTGACACCTAGTCAAGTTGCAATAGCAAAAAGACTAAATGTGCCACTAGAAGAATATGCTAAGCATATTGAACCAGGAGTATAAAAAATGACAGAAACATCAGATACGGAAATCACTACAGAGCGTAACTCTCGTTCTGCTGAGACCCGAGAAACTCAAACTCGCAGAAAACCTTGGCAACCCCCGTCTATGTTAGACGCACCCAAAGCACCCTCTGGATATAAATTCAGATGGATCCGTGAAGCAACTAGAGGAATTGATGACAAATCGAATATGTCTAAACGTATTCGAGAAGGTTATGAACCTGTGAGAGCAGAGGATTATCCTGAGTTTCAAGCTCCAACTATTGAAGATGGACAGCATGCAGGAGTTATAGGGGTTGGAGGATTAATACTTGCTAAAGTTCCGAACGAAACCGTCGATGAGCGGAATGCTTATTTTAATGAGCAAACTAGAACTCAAATGGAAGGAGTCGATCATAACTTTATGCGAGAAAGCGACCCTAAGATGCCGTTAAAAGGTGGAGACATCAATAGGACATCAAAGGTCGAATTTGGTAGTAGGAATAATTCCGACGATTAATAACACTATATTTACAAAGGAGTAAATTATGGCAAATACAGATGCCCCTTTTGGATTTACACCAGCTAAACATATGTATGGTGGTACAATTCGTGCTGCAAGAATGAGAATCGCGAGCGCCTACGACACAGCTATTTATAGCGGTGACGTGGTTACTTTAGCTAGTGGTTATATCAATCAAGCAGGAGCGACAAGTACCCCAGCAGGAGTTTTTTATGGTGTCCAATATAATGCGTCTGACGGAACCCCTACGTTTTCTAAAGTATGGACAGCAGATACGGTTACTCAAGGTAGTGATGATGCTATTGCTTATATATATCGCGATCCAGCGATCATATATGAAGCACAATTTACTGCAGGAACCCCTGCGGTAAGTTTTATTGGCACCAAGTATACTCTCTCAACGACAGCAGGTTCTTCAACGAACGGCAGATCGAAAGAGGGTGTAACAGCAACTAGTTCGAGTGGTGTAGCATTGTGTGTAGGCTTTAACCTAGACCCCAGTAATTCAATTGGGGCTTATGCAAAAGCTTATTTCACATTCCCAACTTCAACGTTTGCGGTCTAAATTAAGGAGATAAGAAATGGCGATTAACAGAGCACAACTCGTAAAAGAGTTAGTACCTGGACTCCATGCGCTCTTTGGTTTGGAATATGAGCGTTATAACAATGAGCATGAAGATATCTTTGATACCGAAAGTTCTGAAAGAGCTTTTGAAGAAGAGGTAATGCTCACTGGATTTGGAGAAGCACCTGTGAAAGGAGAAGGTGCACCTGTTGTCTATGATACTGCACAGGAAGCGTGGACGGCTCGTTATACACATGACACAGTAGCTATGGCTTTTGCATTGACTGAAGAAGCAATCGAAGATAATCTCTACGATACAATCTCTTCAAGATACACGAAAGCATTAGCACGTTCGATGCAACAAAGCAAACAAGTTAAGGCAGCTAATGTTCTTAACAACGGCTTTAGTTCATCGTACGTGGGAGGAGACGGTAAGGCTCTTTTGACCACCGATCACCCCACTGTAGCAAATGTTGACATGAGAAATGAGCTATCTACAGCTGCGGATCTTAATGAAACGTCAATGGAACAAGCACTAATTGATATTGCTGGTTTCAAAGATGAAAGAAATCTTAAGATTAATGCAATGGCTAGGAAATTAATAATTCCGCCTGCGCTGCAGTTTGTAGCAGACAGACTCTTGGAAACACCAGGACGTGTCGGCACTGCTGATAACGATATTAATGCGATCCGTAATATGGGCATGATCTCAGAAGGATACGCAGTAAATCATTATCTGTCAGATACTGATGCGTGGTTCATCAAAACTGATGCACCAAATGGGCTGAAGCATTTTGTTCGGACCCCTGTATCAACAAACATGGAAGGTGACTTTGACACTGGAAATGTTAGATACAAGGCGAGAGAACGTTATAGCTTTGGTTGGAGTGACTGGCGAGGCATATTTGGCTCACCAGGAGCGTAAAGATTTAGGGTGGTGTAACAGCCACCCTATATTTCTAGGGACTTTTTAATGTCTATCGACTGCCCTAGCAGACTTGCCAAGACGATAGAATTATTTAGGAGACTAAATTATGGCAAACACAACTTTTAGCGGACCAGTTAGGTCCAAAAATGGGTTTAGAGTAATAAGTGAAAACTCGACGACAGGACAAATTTCTGATAACTCGAGCACTTCTATTTCTACCCGAGATACCCGTCGTTATTATTTAAACGAATCTTGGAAGCAAAAGCCAGCACTTAATGCAGCCATTGCTATTGCGTATAATCTGGATTTTGAAGTATTGGGCACGAATATGACCACTGCTTTAGTAACTTTTGATTCTGATAGGGCAGGGCTTACAATAACTACAGCTGGAGCAGATCAAGATCAATCCATTATTCTTCCTCATCTAGACACCAACCAAACAGCTTGGACGGGTGTAGGTTGGGGAACTGAAAATCAAGTGGAATGGGAAGGCGCAGTATCTACAAATGCAATTGATAACCAAAAACTTTGGGCTGGGTTAAAGCTCACTAATGATCAATTAATTGCTACTGATGATGATCAAGCGTATTTTAAGTTCCAAACTGATGCAACAAACTCTGAAGCATTTACTGATTATACGTTATGGCATTTTGTGCATAGTATAGGAGGCACTGATTACATTAGTGCGCTTCCTATTACCGTTGCAGCTAATACATTATACAGATTCAAAATAACCATTGATTCTAATAGAAAGGCTTCTATTTTTGTTAATGGCATTCAGTATAATGTAACAACTACTGCTGCTAGTACGGGTGGTACAGCGGTTACAACTGGAACAACGCCAACGGCTGCTTTAACCAATGATATTAATCTTATTCCCTATATTGGAGTTGAAGCAGGGGATGGAGCTGCAGAAGCCTTAGATGTACATCACCAAGCAATTAGCAGACTAATTTACGAATAGGAGGTAAACTATGGCTAATACAGTCACAGGTCCTACTACTCAATTAGATGGTGAGAAAACATTAATTGTTTATTGTTCTGTATATTCAGACGGTAATGCCAGTAGTACTACATTAGTAGACGTTTCAGCTTTGAACACGTCTACGTTAAATGGTAATTCTTGCGCCCATGTTGCTTTAAATAAGATATGGTACACCGTTAGTGGTGCCCCTGATGCACCTGCATCTTTAGACTGGGACGCTACTACTGACGTAACTTTTTTAACCTTAGCTTATGATAATTCTTTTGACTTTAGTACATTTGGAGGATTAAAGAATACATCAGCATCAGGTTATACAGGGGACGTAGTTTTCGTGATACCTTCTACTGCGGATGCAGGAAATGAATACACGGTCTGGTGTGAGTTTTTAAAGTATTACGAAGCACCAGGATCGTAAACAATGGCGACCTCAGGGACTCGCACATTTAGTTTAGATGTAGCGACAGCAATAGAAGAAGCCTACGAACTTGCGGGTTTAGAAGCCCGCACTTCGTATGATGCGGTTACGGCAAGACGTTCCTTAAACATTATGTTTGCGGATTGGTCTAACCGTGGAGTACAGATGTGGGAAGTTGCAAAGGTAACTACGACCTTAACGGAAGGCACCAGTGAATATAGTATTAATACCTATGATATAGATATTTTAGATGCTCTTATTCAAAAAACTGTTAGTGGTATAGTTACAGATTATCCCATTACTCGTGTAGACAGAAGCGAGTTTATAGGGATTCCAACTAAAACGATTAAGGCTCGTCCTACACAATATTGGTTAGAGAGACTAATAACTCCTGTAATACATCTTTATCCCACGCCCGAGAATTCAACGGATAAACTCATTTACTATGCTTGGACAAGAATTGAAGATGCCTCGGCAGCTGTTAATGATTTTGACTTACCTAGTCGATTTATTCCCCCGTTAGTATCAGGCTTAGCTTATTATTTATGTCTTAAAAAGAATACTCAGAAGCTTCCTATTGTACAACAGCAATATGAAAAAGATTTACTTAATGCATTACGTTACGATGAAGATCGGTCTGTAGTACATTTAGTACCCAGGAGGGAATATATTTAATGGCATATGCATCAGGAAAATACGCTTTAGCAGTTTGTGATACCTGTAGCTGGGCTTATCCTTACCGAGTTATGCGTATGAGTTGGAAAGGCAATAAGGTTTGTCCTCAATGTTATGAGCCTAAAAATCCACAGATTGATCCTGTTTCTATTGGAGCTGATGCGGAAGCCTTATGGCAACCTCGTCCTGAAGTTCCTTTACCACAGGCTCAATTAGGAAAGGTAACGACTACTGATCCCTCCGAAGCAGTCATTGATTCTACAGGAACTAATATGATGACCTTTACGGATGATCCAATAGGCAGTGTGTTTAGTGGAGAAGAAGGAACAGGGGAAGTAGGTGATTTAATCGTGAGTACGGACTAATGGCAGGATTTACTTATAGTGGATTAAAAACCGCAGTTCAGAATTACTTAGATAATGATGAAACCACGTTTACTAATACCTTAGATACGTTTATTCAACAGACAGAAGAACGTATTTTAAAATCGGTGCAACTACCCGTATTTCGTAAGAATTCAACGGGCGCAGGCACTTCAGGAAACACTTATTTAGCTACTCCGAGTGACTATTTATCGCCGTATAGTTTAGCTGTAGTGAATGGGGATAGTAATTACAGTTATTTATTACTTAAGCACGTCACCTGGATTCGAGATTATACTCCTGCCGAAGCGACAACAGGAGAACCCCTTTACTATGCTCAGTTTGATGATGATACCTTTATCTTGGCTCCTACGCCAAATAGTAATTTTACCTTTGAATTACACTATTTTTATCGACCCGCCTCATTAACCGCAGCTGGAGATAGTGGCACCACCTGGCTTTCAACGAATGCCTCTAGTGCCATGTTGTATGGGTGTTTAGTAGAAGGAGCTATATTTATGAAAATGGTTCCTAATGAAGTATTATTATATGAACAAAGATTTAAAGAGGCATTAGCGACCTTAAAAGCATTAGGAGAATCTAAAGATGTACGGGATGAAGCCCGCTATGATAATGTAAGGATGGCACCACAATAATGTTAAAAAAACCTATATCTGAATTAGAAGGTAAAAATATAGCTATTATTGCCATGGGTAATAGTCAATTGGACTATCATAAAATGGTTACTCATAGTAAAAGTTTTGATGAAGTATGGGCTATTAATGCCATGATTGGGGTATTAAAAAGAATAAACAGAGCTTTTGTGATGGATCCAGTTAGTCGTTTCTTTGATACAGGCGATGCGGGAAACATGACAGTTATGATGAGAGAAGCTCTTCCAACTGCTGATTATCCTATTTATACCTGTGAATTAGATAAACGAGTACCTGCATTAGAGGAATATCCGATAGAAAGCATAGCCTTAGAATTAGACTGTGGTTATTTTAATAATACCATTGCCTATGCCATTGCTTTTGCTTTATGGAATAAAGTGGGAAGTATCAATATGTTTGGAGCTGATTTTACTTATAAAGGCAACTTATATTTTGCGGAACAAGGACGTGGATGTTGTGAATTTTGGTTGGCGAAATGTATGGATACAGGTATTATTGTCCAAATAGCTTTAACCTCTAGTCTTTTAGACGCTGATGTACCTATACAGGAAAAAATGTATGGGTATCATAGACTTGAAGATCCTGTTGTTACTTATATGATGAATGATGAATTAAAAATTTGTAGGTGGTCAGAAGTAGAAAAGCAACAGGCTATTCCTATAGGATTAGTAGGGAGAAAAGACGGACAAATACAAGAAGGTTTAATAGTGGAACCTGAGAAATATTAATGTTTTCATTTAAGACAGATACAGAAATTGGAAATCTTGATGTTACCACGACGAGTTACAGAGGGCATACAATAGAAGAAGTTGCAAAAATGGCAACGGATAAAATAATTTCTATCAGTAAAACGGCTCCTGCACCCATCAGGGAACAAGCTCATGTTTTTAAGGAAGCATGCAAAAAGGTGATTGCGTATTATATGCAAGAAGCGGTGAATAACCACATGTGTACGATATGCAATAAATTAGAAAAACAAGGTCAACAAGACCTAGCAAATATTATTAGGAGAATATAATGGCGATAACACAAGCAATGTGCACGTCTTTCAAAAGTGAATTAATGACGGCTACGCATAATTTTGCAACTAACGGAAACACTTTTAAGTTGGCTCTTTACACGAGTTCAGCCACTATGAGTGCTTCTACTACAGCGTACAGCACAAGCCAAGAAGCAACAGGAACCAATTACACGGCAAAAGGCGGCACTTTAACTAAAGTGGCTCCAGCCACTTCGGGAACGACAGCGTTCACGGATTTTGCTGATTTAACCTTCGGCACAGCTACTATTACTGCGAGAGGGTGTATGATTTTCAATGAAACAGCGACAAATGACCCTTCCGTTGCGGTCTTTGATTTTGGTGGACTGTTATTAGAATAGCTTAAAGGAATTAGCCAATGGCTAATATAACAGGCTGGGGTCGAGGCACTTGGGGTCAACTTACATGGGGTGAACCAATCCCCGTTGAACTCACGGGTCTTGCAGGAACTTCAGCATTAGGCAGTCTGACTATAACGGCTGCGGCTAATGTAGCCGTCACAGGACTGGCTGGTACTGGTGCTGTCGGTACGGTAGTAGCTACTGGTGTTGCTAATGTCTCGGTTACGGGACTCGCAGGAACTGGTGCAGTCAGTTCATTAACGATTGCGGCAGCAGCTAATGTCAGTGTTACAGGACTAGCGGGCACAGGTGCCGTAGGCACAGTGATCGCAGCAGGTTTTGCCATCACAGGAGTTAGTGGTACAGCTTCTACCATATCCCAAGGTGAGGAAACCGTTACTGGGGATGCTAATGTTTATCCAACAGGCGTAGCAGGAACCTCGGCATTAGGCAGTGTAAGTACGGTTACAGTTAATGTAATTTCTATTACAGGAGAAGCTAGTACAGGTGCAGTAGGCACATTAACCGTTACTACTCATGTAACAATTACAATTACAGGAGTTTATGCTACAGGCGAAATTAGCGGTTTAACGGTTTGGGGTGAAATACAACCAGGAGTTACGACAGATTGGACAGCGGTTTCAGATTCACAAAGCCCTAGTTGGTCAGAAATTTCAGATTCACAAACTCCTGACTGGAAAGAAGTAGCTTAATAATTATGGAAATCATAGTATAATCATAACGGAGAACAAACATGGCAAGCACATATGTAAATAATCTAAGACTCAACGAAATGGCTACTGGTGACGGTAGCGGAACGTGGGGCACGACCACCAATACCAACCTGGAATTGATTGGTGAAGCTTTTGGCAGTGGTTCGGAAGGAATCACAGGCACTACGCACACAATTACTATAGCGGATGGAGCCTCAGACGCAGCTAGAACCATGGTAATGACCCTAACAGGATCCATTACTGCATTGAACACAGTTACCCTCGCACCGAATACAGCCAATAAAGTCTGGATAGTCCAGAACTCGGCTGGCTACGCAGTTACCCTCACCCAAGGCACAGGCTCGAATGTCGTGATACCGAATGGCGGTATCAAGATGATCGTGGCTGACGGAGCAGGAGGTGGTGCAGCAGTTACTGACGTTTTAGATTTAACAGGTGGCACAGGCAACGTAGGACTCGGTAGCGGTAATTTAGGCACAGCCTTAACCACAGGTACGGACAACGTAGCCATTGGGGAAGCGT